GGTGGGCGAAGTGCTCGGTGCTCTCGATGACACCGCCGGTGAGGGCGGCGATCCCGAGGCCCACCGGCCCCAGGGCGGCGCCCATCTCGCCGAGCGCCCCGGTGTTCCCGGCCAGTTCTTTCGCGTGCTCTTGGAGGTGCTCCTTACCTACGTCGAGGGCTTTGTGGAAGCCCTCCATGTGGCCGGTCGCTGCGTTGGAAAAATCCTCGGTCGCGTGCTCCGCCTCCTTCATGGCGCTGCGCAGCGTCGAGAATGCCTCGTCCACCTCCGCCTTGGCGCGGAGGAGGATCTCGAGGGTTTGCTGGTCGGCGCTCATCGGCTATCCGCGTCCTCGGACTTCGCCTTCGGAAGACGACCCCACTCGTTCAGCAAGAAGCTCGCGACGTCGACGAGCTTCGCCGGCTGACGCAACACGCCCCCTGGGAGCGGCCACGTATGGATGCTCGTCGGCGTGCCGGACAGCGAGTCGCGCTCGCAGCTCCACAGGAACCAATCGAGCGCCTCGTTCGCTTCCCGGTACTCGGGTCCGTTGACGAGGCGCGCGGGGCATACCGTGGTCTCCACCAAGGGCTGTCCGTCCGGCCCGACGCCGGAGCGGTAGACGACTACGCTTCGGCCGGGGTCTCCGGAACAGTTGAAGATGTCGGCCCATCCGCGACGCCGGTGTTCTCTGCAGCCGAGGAGGAAGCGGCCGTCTCGGGCTGCGCAGCGGACGTGAAGGACGAGCCGGAGCCTTTTCCCTCCTCGTCCGTGAGGGACGAGTGCTCGCGGAGGCTGCGCAGCACGAACATGACGAGTTCGCCGTCAGCGACATCGCCGAGCCCGGCCCCTGTCGTCACCGGCCCGTCCTCGTCTTCGATCCCGGTCACGTCTTTCACGTACTCGATGAAGAACCGCTCGATCAGCTCGGGCGGCATCTTGGCGAGCAGCAACGCGCGGCCCTTCGCGAGGCGTCGGGACATCTCCGCGATGTCCTCTTCGGTTGCTCCCTTAGGCAGCTCGTGAACCTCGTCCAGGCCCGAGGCCGCGTAAGCATCGAGGGATGCCGCCCGCAATTCCGCGGCCTCCGTCGGGCGTAGGCGGCGGATCTTCATCGAGATCTGCTTGCCGCCGACGGCATACGTCACCGGCTTCCACTTCTTCGTACTGAGCATCTCTGTGCTTCTCCTGGCGCTCTAGGCGCTCTTTTGTGCGGTCACGCCCTGCCCGACCGCCGGGCTACCATCGAGGAATGCAGATCGACTACACCGTCGCGCCTCCGCCGCCGCCTCGCGGGGGCGTGCGGCCCCGCTCCGTGGCGGAACGCTTCTGGGAGAAGGTCAAGAAGACGGAGACCTGTTGGATCTGGACTGGCGGCACGCGTGGTGGCGGCTACGGAGAGCTCTTCATTTGCCGCCGCGCGGACCGCACTAGCGTTATTGAAGAGGCTCACGCCGTCTCTTGGGTGCTGCACGGCGGAGTCATCCCGGTCGGGCATGATGTCTGCCACAAATGCGACAACCCGCCGTGCGTGAATCCGGAGCACCTGTTCACCGGGACGCGACTCGACAACATGGGCGACGCGAAGAAGAAAGGGCGCATCCCGTCGGGCGACCTCGCGCCGTCGCGTCTCCGCCCGGAGATACGAACGACCGGAGAACGGAACGGCTGCCACAAGCTGACGGCCGCTCAAGTGCTGGTGATTCGAGCGCGCTACGCGCAGGGCGTCCGCTCCTCCGCCCTGGCACGTGAATACGGGATCGGGTATCAGCATGTGTGGCAGCTCGTTACTCGAAGACGCTGGGCCCACCTCTAGATGAACGCGATGTACGCTTCGTCATCCCCGTTTGTGCCGTAAGCCCTGCCGCTCAGCGAGAGCGACACCTCGCCGTCCGTATCGCTGGCGGGCACACTGGGGATGAACTTCGGCGTCGAAATCACGACGATCTGGCCAGGCGTGACGCCGAGCTGGACGATCAGGTCGTAGGCGGTGAGGGCGCCTTCATTGATGTGATAGCCCTCGATCGTGCCGGTCTGGAGCAGGACCTCGAGCGTCTGCTCGATCTGGTACCGCCCCTCGTTGCCGGTCCGCTTCACGCCCGACGGGTAGAGGTTCGTGCTGTCGTTGGCGCGCAGCTCGAGGCCGTTGTTGCTCTTGAACCCGTACTTCACGATGCGCGTGAGGTTGGCGCCGATCCAGACCTTGCCCTCGGTCGGGATCACGGGAACGCCGATGGTCGTCGGCGTCGGCCGGGCCGTGGCCGCGACTACCTTCTGAGCGCCGACGCCGTCGAACTTGATTCCGCACACGGGGGTCTGGGAGCCGAAGTCCACGTCGATCGCGGCGTTCTGGACGATGCAGCCACCGGCCGAGTACCTGAAGTTGTTCCCGTTCAGGTACTCCCAGAGGAACAGGCTCTTCTTCTGTGCCTCGGAGAGCTTGTACGTCACGCCGACCTTGACGGTCCGGCCCGTCGCGGGATCGGTCGTGAAGGCCCGATCCACGGTGACGGTGTCCGTCGCGATGCTCACGACGCGTCGGGCCTCGTAGCCCGCGGCCGTGCTGACGTCGACGGCGATGATGTCGCCCGCGGTGATGCCGGACGCCGCACCGCCGCCGCCCGTCAGGACAAGCGACGTTCCGGCCGAGCCGGCGGTCGTTGTCGTGTGCGCGGTCGCGGCGTGCTTCGTTCCGAAATGGGCTTCGAGGAACGGATCGATGTCCGGGACCGTCGGTGTCCCCTAGTTGTTGCTCGGGATCAGGTCCGCGGGCAGCGCCCACTTCGAGGACTCGCGGCCCTTGTGCGTGGTGATGACCGAGGCCTGCGCATTGTCGCGGTCCTTGTTCCGGTCGTAGCGCGCGAGGACGCGCTCGATCATGGCGCCCTGGAGGTGCTTCAGGGCGTCGGTGCCCGCGAGGGCGCCCGGACTCGTGCCGAAGACGGTCTCCAGCTGCGCCCAGATTTCGTGATCGCGAGAGAGGAATGGACCGGCCATGAGCACACCTGCCTTTGTGTGGGCTCCGGCCTCGACTGGGCTCCGGCCTCTTGCGTCGGTTTCGTTTCGCCGGCTACCTCAGCCGGCCTACCTTCCGTCGATCACCACCAGCACGAGCCGTCCGCACGTGCACTTGATCTGCACCGTCGCGCCGGCCCCCGTCGCCTTGAAGAGGAGCCGCCGGCAGTCCGGACAGCGCTTTTCCTCGAGCGGCTGGGCCATGGCGCGCCTACTTCTCCTCGGCCTTCGGCGCGGCCTGGCTCTTCGCGGCCGGCTTCGGCTCGGGCTTCACGCGCTCGACCCGGATGTCCGTACGCTTCGTGGCGTAGACCAGTGCGTCCGGGGCCTCGACGATGAACTCCTCGGGGACCTCCGCCGCGAGCGCGGCCGCCTTCGACTCGTATTCGGTCATCGAGCGCGAGTCCCAGGCCTTGCCGGCATCGGGGTTGCGGCGCTGCCCGCGGATCTCGCCCTCGAGCTGGTCGGCGACGTCGTCGGGCACGAGCACGGGGACCTTGTTCGTGGCCTGCCCGTAGTGACCGATCTGCAGCTTCTGGCCCGGGAACGTCGTGAAGACCTTCGCGTTCATGCTCGCCTCGCTATCAGTTGACCGATCGTGCGGTCTCGTACCAGTTCGATCCGTCGTAGCAGCCCGACCACGTGTCGTCGGCGGTGGCCACGAGGTTGCCCGCCATTTTGAGATTGCTCCCGTCCGTGAGCGTGGCCGTGCTGTCGAAGATGAGGGTCACGCACGTGCCCGTCGGCACTCCGGTCCCGGAGATCGACGTGATCGACGCAGTGCCCGACACGTGGAAGACGTTCCCGGTGATCGCGATCGTGGCCGCACTGGACACGGTCGTCCCGGGCATCACGTTCAACAGGCCGGCGTTCGAGATCTTCGTGCCCGCCGACGTGACGCCGCCGCCTGCGAAGATCGGATCCGCGGCCGCATAGAAGGAGTACTTCGTGGCCGGGTTGCCGCCCACGATTGCCGGCATGTAGTAGCCGACGGCCACGCCGTGCGCGTGAGGGGTCGAGCCGTCCGTGGTGATGCTCACGGTGGCGTCGTGCGCGATCACCCACACGGTGTCCGGCAGCGCCGTGCCCTGCCAGTAGCCGCGGCCGGCGACGCCTACGTAGCTGTGCGTGCCAGAGGCGTCCGTGCTGCGACCGTCCGCGCGGCCCTCGAAGCCGTACAACGTGATCCGACCCGCGGTCGTGTCGGTGACGTTCCCGAAGCCGCCGATGTAGTGGCCCGTCGTGCCCACGGTCGAGGTCGTGTTGGTGTTGGTGAACCAGCCGGCGGCCGCAACGCCGGTGGCGGCAGCCGATACGGGCGCGGTGTAGGCCTGGACGCACGCGTAGTCCGTCACCGCGCCCAGGGCGTCGGGACAGGTGACGACCGCGTAATTCCCGTTGCCAAACGTGGGCGTGTTCAAGCGCAGCTTGGGCGCGCTCGACTTCGACGGAGCGGGAACCGCCTGGCCGAAGGCCTGCGTCGCGAAGGCGGTAAGGGCGAGGGCGAGTATGAATCGACGCTTGATCATGGCTCAGGGCTCCGTCTGGACGAAGACGCTGATATCGAGGCGGCCGTAGTGGCACAGCACGCCGCCCTCGCCCGGGGGGTACATCCGCGGCTTTCCGTCGTGCCACTGGATCGGCCCGCTGTCGATGACCGTCTCGCCAAGCTTTTTGTCGTTCCGGAAGGCCGTGACCACGGATTCCACGATGTCGGCGAAGGTCTTCTCCGTGGCGTTGGCGTCGTTCCAGCCATAGAAGCCGTGGAGGCTGAAGTTGTAGAGCCCGAACTCGTTATTGATCGGGTTCCGGCCTTCGATCCGCCGGCTGTTCACGGTCAGGAACGGGTTGTCGTCGGCAAGCGAGACGTACCAGAAGGAGAAAAGGCCCCCCTTCTTGCACACGACGTCACGCGTCGCCTCGTCGGTCACCATGCGCGTGTAGTCGTGGACGTTCGCCACGGAGCCGACGGCAGCCGACAGCCGCGCGTAGATCGACGCCCGCGCAGCCGCGATCGAGACGCTCATCCGCCGAGCTCCGCCAGGACGGCCGCTTGCGCGGCGACATACCGCGCCTTGACCGCGGGCTTCACCGTCGCCCAGCCGGCACCGAAGAACTTGCGCGCCTTGAGTCCGCCCTTCCGCCTGATCGAGCGAGCGACGAGGAACGCCACCGAGCGCGCCTCCTTACCTGACACGCCGAATTTGCGCGTGACCCAGGGGACCAGGGCGGCAACCGGCGGGAAGATCGGCTTCGTGCCCGTTTCCATCGGGAGCGCGTACGGGACGTTGTCGAACACGCGCCCGAGTACGTCGGCCCCCTCGCCGCGCACGTCGCTCTGGACACCGCCGCGCAGGATCCCGAGGTTGACCGGGGTCAGCGGAACGATCGCGCCCACGGCCGCGCTGACGCCGAACTCCGTCGCTGCGGTGAGGTGGCGACGGGCGATCTCCGGGCCCTGGCCGCGGAAGAGCGCGGTGTCCGGGGGCTTGAATTCGAAGGTGAAGTCGAGGGTCATCGGAAGCGCCGCCCGTGGAACTGGTAGCGGTCGATGTCGTTGCTCATGACCGTGTCGAAGGTCGCGACGGCCGAGGCCGCCCCGGTCGAACCGGCCTCCCCGGAGAACAGCTTCGACTTGTAGGACGCGCGCCACGCCTTCCCCTGGGCCCGGTACTCCCCCGCCTTCGTGATTCGGTTCACCGCGTCCGCACTGATCCCGTTGTCGGTGGTCTGGCTGTAGAAGCCGGCCAGGGCGTAGCAGCAATAGGCGGCAGAGAGATCGGCCAGGGCCTCGACGTCCCCCTGGGACGGCGTGAAGTGGGTCGCGTCGATGGAGTGCGGGCTCGTGAACGTGACCTGGAACTGCTCCGAGGCGGCCGGCTTGGCATTGAGAAAGCGCAGAAACAGCCCGGATGCCAACCGCCTGATCTCGTATTCCTCGTGCTCCAGGGCGCTCTGAATGGCCTCGGCGGCTGAGTACGGATAGATGACCTCGGTGATCACGGAGGCGCCATCCACGAAGGACCCCAACGAGGTGGACAGAGAAGAGACGGCGTAGTCGAAGCCACCGTTGCCCGTCAGCAGCACCACGTTGACCAGGGGGCGGGCGCTCTGGTATTCCTCGAGCGCGGAGAGGATGCAGAGGTCGACGTCGCAGGTCATGTCCGGCGTGATCGAGAGCTTGGACGCGGTGTCCTTGATCCGAGCGCTGACCTTCGTCCGGAGGCCGGAGATGTTGGACACGCTCATCGGTGGTAGGTCACCCGAATCGTCGCGCTGACGCCTGCGGTCCGAATCGCTCGGAAGTTGGAGATGTTGCCCGGGCCGTTGATCGTGATGGAGTCGCCGGCCACGAGCAGATGGCCCACGGACGACGTCGGCGCGCCACCGTCGTAGCGGTAGCGAATGTCCGCCGTCTCGCAGGTGATCAGGGCCGCGCGCGCCTGGCCACCGATCTTGAAGACCTTCGCCGCGGACAGGGCGACGCCTCCCGCGGTGCCGTCCACGGTGACGTCCTCGTAGTCGTACGCGTCTTTTTCGTCGACGGTCAGCAGCATCGGAGCCTCTTCCGCGCCGGTGGCCGGGTCTGCCTCGGCCACCGGCGCGGCGTTGGCCGATGCCGGCCTTCGCGGCGTTGGCCGATGCTGGCCGGCCCGGGCTCTAGGGTTCGAAGTCCGTGACGATTCGCACGAAGAGCGCGGGCACCAGGAGACCGTTGCCGGTCTTCGTGTAGACGAGGCCGACGACGTCGCCGGCGGCGAGCGCGAGCGGCGTCGTGGGCGCGTAGATGTTCTTCTTCACGCCCGCGGCCAGGTTGTTGCCCGACGTCATGTCGAACACGTTGCCCTTGGCCACGCCGTTCACGGACACCTGGAGCGAGGTGTAGTCGGTGTTCGCGCCGGTCACTGCCAGCAGCGAATAGACGTCCACCTTCTTCAGACGGCACGCGCGCTCCGCGACGTAGATCGGAGCCGTCTCGGTGGCCGTGGCCGCCGCGTGCGGCGGAACCGTGGCCGCGTGATCCTGCTGATACCCGGCGTGGTCGCCCTGCTGCTGACTCGACATGGCTTGTTCTCCTTCGTACTGCGTTGGGGGCCTCGCGGCCCCCGGTCATTCCCTGGGCGCCAGCTAGATCCCGTACGCTCCGAAGAACCCGCGGTAGTCGAGCACCGCGCCGCCGTAGATGTGGCGGATCTTGTAGTCGATCTTGTCGGCGAAGAAGAGCGAGCCCGCGTTCGGCAGGTCCGCCACGAAGATCTCGGGGTCCTCGCGGCCGTCGAGGTAGCCCATCTCGATCTGCTCGCACTGGTCGGCGCCGACGCACGCGAACCAGTCGTTGGTGTCGGTCGCGTGGGCGATGACGTGGATGGCCGCCTTGGCCATCTGCTCGATGAAGTCGGGCTCGAAGTTCGCCGTGGTGGAGGCCGTCGCCACCATGCGGAACATGTTGAAGGCCGTCTCCTGCAGATCGACCGGGACCATCAGGTGCCGGAGGATCAGGCCGAGTCGCTTGCTCGAGTCCCGCTCCGTCATCTTCTGGATGGCGATGCGGGCGGCCGAGAACGCGGCCTTGCTGAGGGGCGCCGCGCCCAGATTGCTCTGGTGGTTCGCGTTGTCGAACAGGTTGTTGCCATCGTAGATGGCCGCGTTCGTGCGGTACATGTCGTGGCATAACTCGTAGTGCGTCCGGAGCGCCGCCATCGCGAGCCGCTTCGGGATGCGCTGCACGAAGCCCACGTCGTCGTTCTTGATCGCCTCGAAGGACAGCGTCTCGAGGCCGCCGCGCTTCGTCACGGCGTAGGTCGCGTGCTCGTCCGTCGGGCTCGTCAGCGGCTGATACGTGCCAGTCTGGCTGACCGCCGGGAGGTTCCCGTAGCCGCCGAACCGAACGCGGTCGCGGTTCCGGAAGTCGTTCGCGGGCACGACCGTGTAGAGCCAGCCGCGGCCGGAGTCGCCGTAGAGGCTGTTCTCGGCGTTGTACTCGCGCACGAGCTGGCGGTTCAGCGAGCTCGCCAGGACGTTCGCGAAGCCGGTCGTGGTGATGGCCTACTGCATCGAGAGCGTGTGGTCCTCGCGGGTGCCCTCGAGCACGCGGACGCCGGCGAACCGCCGGAGATGCGCTTCCGACATGCGGCCGGTCACGCGGGTGTCGCCGGTCATCTGGATGTACGCCTCACGGATGGACGTGAAGCGGGGGAACGTGGTGCTCCCCTCCTTGATGTCCTGGCCGGCGAAGAGGCCGTCGAGCGCGCGCGTCAGCTTCTCGTTGCTGTCGCCCGTGATCGTGACCTCGTGCGTTCCGCCCAGGGCGGTGCCGGTGCGAGCCTGGCCTTCGGCCAGCTTCGCCGCGAGCTCGACCTGGCCGTCGACGTAGGCCTTGGCCTCGTCCTCCAGGCCGGCCTCGACGAGCCGCTCGACCTGCTTCCGGGTCGGAGCCGCGAAGGCCTCGGGGAGGGTGCGGCCCTCGAGCAGGGTGTCGACCGTGGCCTTGACCACGAGCCGTCGGATGCGCGCCTCGTGGAGCTCGACGGTCTTCGGGACGGCCGGGGCCGTAGGAGCGGCCGGCGTCGCGGGCGGCACGACGGGCGCGGCCGGCAGCGTCGCCACCTTGGCCTCCGCCACACGCAGGAGGGTGTCCACCTCCGACTCCGTCGGCGTGGCCGACAGTAGCTTGTGCAGCTCGGGGTGCGACTCCTTCAGCTTGAGAAGCTTCTGCTCGAGCATTTCGAACTCCTGATCTGTGACGGGTTGTGAAGGCATGCCGGCAACCAGCTTGAGGAAGCGCCCGCCGGCCGCGGGTTCGGAAACGATGTCGACGGAGTGCACGCGGGTGATGGCGTCCACGCGGAGGACAGAGCCCTCCGTGGTGCGCATCGCCTCGCCCTTGCCCTCGGCGTCGATGGAGAGGCCGGCCAGGTCGGGGCGGCCAGCCTCGAAGGACTCCCGCAGGAACTGGCGCGCCTGCTTCGAGGTCGCGTTGAGCTCGGCCACGATCGTGGCCTTGCCCTCGAGCATCGCGATCTTGGGATGGGTCAGGAAGCCGGCGATGTCGCGCGGGTCGCGCATCGCGCCGGCGCCGCCGCTGACGTGGTTCCAGTAGACGCGCGCGTTCTCGAACCGGGTGACGCTGCCTTCGAGGGCCTCTCGGGTGTACAGCCGGCGGTTCGCGGAGACGCCCTCGCGGATGACGGCCACGGCCCACTTCGAGCCCGGCTTCGCCTTGCCCTCGGCCAGGGAGATCGGGCCCATGATGCGGGCGCCGGCCAGGGTCTCGCGGAAGCGCTCCACGGCCGAGTCCAGGGAAGGCGCGCAGGCCTCCCGGAACTTGGCCTCCCGCGCCTCGGTGGCGCTGACCTCCGGGTACTCGACGGTGGAAGGGGTCGGCTCGCCCAGGGTCACGTCGCCGTCGGCGGCCACTGTGACGGGATAGGTGAAGAGCTTGCCGGGCGCCGTCTGGACGACCACGGAGTCCTCGAAGGTCGCGACGACGCACCAGCCCGGGCCGTCGCCGCAGTACATCGGCCCGAGCTTCGACCGGAGCGCGGCGTACACCGCGTCGCGGATCTGCTCGAGGCTCAACGACTCGCGAACGGCGGCAGGGGCGGCTCCGCCCGCCTTCGGGTCCGTGCCGGGCGTGGCCTTGGGGGTCATGCGTGACCAGGAGCCGGGTCCTACTGAGCGGTGACGGTCAGGGTGGAGGGCGCGAGGCCGTACACGCGGTATCGCACGCGGTCGTAGCCGGCGCCGATCGTCAGGGACGACGTGTCCGTCGCCTTGAGCTGCAGGGCTCCGGAGCCGCCGTCAGCGCACGACCAGGTCGCCGTCAGGGTGCCCGTGGAGACCGCCACGACCTCGGTGGCCGACCCTACGGTGCCGACCGTGCAGGTGGTCGTACCGGCCTTGTTGACCGCCGAGAACGGGATGACCCCGCACCGGGCCTGAAAGTCGGTGTTGTCCGTGGCCTCGAAGCAGTAGTCGATCTTGCCGCCCGCGGTCGTGGCGCTGGGAACGGTGACCACGACCACGGCCGCCGCGGCCGCGCCCGATGTCAGGGCCTTGGTGGTCATGTTGCCCTGGATGTTCGGTAGGCTCGACGACCCGGACACCGTGAGGTTTCCGCCGATCGTTTCGTTGCCGGATGCCAGGTTGCAGTGGGTCGACTTCACGAAGAACGGCTGTCGATCGGAACCGACCGCCACACCCCCGAGCTGGAAGTTCGACGCCGTGAATGCGGCAACCCGCACGGTGGCGGTGGTCGCGCTCGCGGTCGTGATGTCGATCGAGGAAATCGGGGCGTTCGTCGGGAAGTACCACGTGCCGGTCTCGCACACCGCGAGGGCGACGCTCGCCGTATCGCTCGAGGACGCGGTCCCGCTGATGCTGATGTAGGCGGTGGACGCGCCGTCATTCGCTGCGACGACCTGCAGGGCCGAGAGACCGAACGAGACCGCCGTGTGCGTACTCGTCGCACTGACGACCTTCGTGTACTGGGAGACGGCCTGCGCATGCGCGCGGCCCGGGGCCAGGATGCAGGCGAGAGCGACCAGGGCGGCGGCGAGCCTCTTCATTGCGCGATCTCCTTGCGTGTGCAGAGCGTTCACGCACGGAGGATCGGCGTTCGGCTATTCGATTTGAATCATGAGACGAGCGAGATGTGCGAGACGGGCGAAACGTGCGAGATATTTCTACTCGATGATGCGGAACGCTC